GATGAGGCAAGAGCTATATTTACAGCTATTCACGAAGTTTCACATGGTTTGTCTAAACAAGGTGGTAAAGGTTCAAGCACAGTTATGGACATGGGTTATGGCAGGGACAATGCCTTACCTAAAAGAACATACAGAGGTTCTATAGAAGCTGACTTAGCTGTCATATTCAACCGTATACATGCAAAAGTACCTGATGCCAAACTAGGTCAGCGTATTGCTAATGAAATGAAAAGAATACGTTTTGCATCCTTTGCAAGAGAAGGGACTAACTTAACACCTTTTTTAAAAGGTGATTCCATAATACCTAGACAAGCTACTCTTGCTAGGCGATTAATGAATGAGGCAAGATTAATAACACTTGAGGAAAGTCTTTCTGATGGCACATTCCAAGACGGTAGACCAACTGGAAGAGACACAGACCAATATAAGTATACTGAACAAGCAATGGAACAAGACAAGGCAGAAATAGATGGCTATGAGCTAAACATTTCAGAGTTATTAGCTGATAACATAGCTGCTTACTTAATTGACCCTAAGAAGTACAAAAGCATTGCACCTACAACTGCAAAGTTTTTACAAGACACTCTAAACAGTAAACCATCGTCTAAGTTTGTTAAGTTCTACGCTAACCCACTAGCAGCTGTATTAGCAGTTATTATGTCGGCTTTAGCATTAGACGACCAGGAAGAAGAAATGCCTGAAGGAGCCTTACAGCTCGGACAGGGAGCATTAAGTGCCTGATCTTAGGAAGTTTAGAGCCAAGTCACCATCAAAAACCAGGTTCCCTCAGAAGGCTCCTAAAAGGAACTACTTTGCAACATTGATGGATACTGAAGAAGGTAGAGCATTACGACAGTCTTGGTCTACTAAGAAAAGAATTAATGGTGGCCGTCCACGAGGGGTTCCTGACGGCTACAGAAAAGAACAAATAGAACCCATAAGAGCAAAAGAAAAAAGGAAAGCAGAGAGGTTGGTTAACATAATGGCTGAAAAGTATGACATTGAAGACGAGTATGCAAAGAAAGCATTAGTTACTGCAGTAGAAGTAATGAATATGGTCGGTGAAACAAGAGAACGACTAGCTGCAGCAAGATTGGTATTAGACTTTACCAAGCAAAAACCTGCTTCTAAGAATGAAGTGGCTTTAACTAAAGCAGAAGACTTCTTAGCGTCTCTTGTAACTGATGAGAAAGATGGATCCGAAACTAAAGAAGGTTAGAGAACGACTTCTTTATGAATTTCCTTTTTATTCTAAATCTGCACTAAAGATAAGAACAAAGTCAGGTGATATTGCTCCACTTACTTTGAACCCTGCCCAGTTAATATTACAGAAGGCAGTAGAAGATCAACAAAAGACAGAAGGTAAGATAAGGATAATAATCCTTAAGGCTAGACAACAGGGTTTATCAACTTATGTTGGTGGTCACCTGTATTTTTCTGTATCACAACAAAAGGCTCGTAAGGGTATGGTTATCACACACCATGCCGATAGTACCAGGGCATTGTTTGACATGACAAAAAGATATCATGAGAACTGCCCTGAAATACTGAAGCCACATACTAAATACTCAAGTAGAAGGGAGTTGAGTTTTGACATCCTCGACAGCTCATTCGTGGTCGCCACAGCAGGTGGAGACAGCGTTGGAAGAGGCGAAACGATTACGAACTTACACGCTTCAGAGTTGGCTTTCTGGCCTAAGTCGTCAGCTACAGACATATGGAACGGACTTGCCCAGGCAGTCCCTAATACACCTAATACAGCGATATTTATCGAAAGCACTGCAAACGGTGTGTCAGGTATCTTCTATGATTTATGGAAGGGTGCTGTCGAAGGTAAAAACGGCTATGTACCAGTGTTTATCCCTTGGTTCACTGATCCTGATTACCGTGAAGAGGTACCTAAGAAGTTTAAGAGAACACCTGAGGAAAGGGATCTTGTTAAAAAGTATAAGCTAGACAATGAACAGCTTATGTTTCGTAGACGTAAGATAGCCCAAAACGGTATTGACTTATTCAAACAGGAGTATCCATCATTTCCTGATGAGGCCTTCTTAACAACTGGTCGTCCAGTATTTAACCCTGATCAACTTCAGCAGTTACTACCTGACACTAGAGATATAGAAGAAAGACTTGCACTGGAAACAGATGAATGGGTAAACCACAGCCGTGGTGAACTTACAACTTTTTACAAACACGACAGTGGGGAACAGTATGTCATTGGTGCAGATGTGTCTATGGGAATACGGAACGGAGACTACTCCGTGGCCACAGTTCTCGACAGTAAGAAAAGACAAGTCGCAACCTGGCGTGGACACGTCCACCCTGACTACTTCGCTACAGTATTGTTTCAACTGGGAAGTTACTACAACGAAGCGTTTATCTGTGTAGAAAACAACTCACACGGTATACTTACCTGTACAAGGCTAGGTAAAGACCTGGGTTACCCTAACTTTTACACTGAGGTTCAACACGACAAAATAACTGACAGAGAAACAGTGAAACTAGGTTTTACGACTACTGTTAAAACTAAACCCTTAATCATCGATCAACTTAGAGCCTCCATGAGAGAGCATGAGTTGGAACTTAATGACAAAGTCACAATTCGAGAAATGCTTACTTACATAGTCACTGAAAGTGGCTCTATGGAAGCCGAGCATGGATGTTTTGATGACTGTGTTATGTCTCTTGCCCTTGCAAACTATGTGCATGAAGGAGCTTGGGATCCTGCAGAAAGCACAGATGAATTTTATATGGAAATGGTATAAATATGGCTAAAATCGAAGAGTATACTAAACTGGATGACAGTGAGATCGTCACAATCCTAGAAAGTAATATTAAGACTTCAGTCGGATACTATGACAGTGAGTTGTCAAAGGAACGTAAGAAAGTCACTGAGTATTACAATGCCACACTCCCACGCCCTGCTCATGACGGTAACTCTAAGTTTGTATCACAGGATGTTTATGACAGCGTCGAGGCTCTAAAGGCAGCTTTACTAGAGACTTTTGCTGCAGGTAACAACATCGTCAAGTTTGCACCTCAGAATGCTGATGACGTAGAAACAGCTGAGGTGTGTAGTAAGTATACTGACTATGTCATGCATAGGCAAAACGATGCATTTAGTGTCATGAACTCAGCTATACATGACGGCCTTACCTCTAGAGTTGGTGTTGCTAAAGTATTTTGGGATGAAAGAGAAGAGATTGTTGAAGAGGAGTTTAACGACCTTAACCAGGATGAGTTAGACATGCTACTTGCCCAGGATAACGTAGAGCTTGGTGACAGCGAGACAAACGAAGTTGGATTGATATCAGGAACGATACTTACATCAAGAGACACATCCCAGGTATCTATTGAATCACTAGCACCTGAGGAGTTCTTAATAGAACCCCAGGCTAAGTCATTAGATGAGGTAAACTTCGTAGCTCATAGAACTCGTAAGACACTTACTGAGTTAAGAGAAATGGGATACTCAGAAGAGCTGCTTAGTCAAATAGGATCAGACCATGAAGACGTAGAGGTAGAGACAGACCCTGAGGTATTAGCTCGTTTTGAAAGCATCGGTGCAAGCCGTGGATCAGACAGCAAGGGATATCAAGACCAGGTAAGAGACATTATGGTTTATGAGTGTTATGTAATGCTCGATAAAGAAGGCACTGGTATTGCCTATTTATATAAGGTTTGTAAGGCAGGTAATATAATACTTGAGTGTACTGAAGTAGACCGTAAGCCTTTTATAGTATTCACTCCCCTACCCATTCCTCATGCATTCTACGGATCAAACTTTGCATCTAAGGTTATAGCCACACAAAACGCCAGGACTATATTGACCAGGTCTATTCTAGACCATGCAGTAATAACTAATAACCCAAGGTATATGGTTGTTAAGGGTGGTTTAACTAATCCGAGAGAGCTTATAGATAACCGTGTTGGTGGTCTGGTGAACGTATCAAGGCCTGACGCTATATCACCTATGCCCCAGGCACCATTAAACCCATTTATCTTTCAGACACTACAGGTGTTATCAGAGGAAAATGAAAATACCACAGGTGTCTCAAAATTATCGCAGGGCTTAAATAAGGATGCCATAAGCAAGCAGAACTCAGCAGCTATGGTTGAGCAGTTAGCTACAATGTCACAGCAAAGGCAGAAGATAATAGCTAGAAACTTTGCTAACCAGTTTCTTAAGCCATTATTTCATGAGGTATACAGGTTAGTTGTCGAGAACGAACAGTATGAAAAGGTTGTCGATATTGCAGGTAACTTTGTCGAAATAGACCCTACAAGTTGGAAAGAAAAAAGAGATGTAATGGTTGAGCTTAAGCTAGGCTATGGTGAGCAGGAAAGAGATGCAGCCAAGTTTATGCAGCTACACTCCCTATTCTCTCAAGACCCTAACCTACAGCCTATGTATCAGCTGCCAAACAGGTATGCCATGATGAAAGAGGCACTGCAGAAGCAAGGTATATTAAATGTTGAAGAGTTCTTAACTCCACCTGACCAATTACCACCACCTCAGCCTGATCCAATGCAGGAGATGCAGACACAGATGGCTCAGAAACAACTTGAGCTACAAGAACGTCAGCAGCAGTTAGCTGAGATGAAGGTGCAGATGGATGCACAAATGAACCAAATGAAATTGGAGCTTGATAAGATGAAGGCCGAGAGTTCACACGCTCTATCCTCAGACAATCAAGATCTAAAAGAGGAGCAACTAGCTCATAAGAAGTACATCGATAAAGCTGAATTAGACGTTCTAAGTAAAGCTGAAGATGTACGAGGAATAGCCTCACCTACAGGCTAATAACTACAACTACTTTAGGAGAGTAAAATGAACAAGGAAGAAACTTTAATTAACCTTGGAAACGATGCTGAACAAATTCTGAATATGGAAGTGTTTAACAAGACAATTAACAGAATGGTCGAAGGAAGTTTCCAGGCATTTGTAAACTCAAAACCTGAGGAGACAGATGCACGAAACAAGTCTTACGACCACTATCGAGCCTTAGTTGATATCGTTAATACCCTAAGACAAGACGTCCAGGTAAGAGACGAAATTATAACTAAGAACGAGAAAGACAACAACAGTCAAGAGGAATAGGAACTATCATGAATGACGTTCAACCCCAAAATAACGAAAACAATACAAGTAATGCACTGAGCTTATCAGCAGATGAGATTAGTGATGCAATCCTTGCACGATGGGAAGACGCTGAAAAGCCATCAGAACCTGAGACCGAGGATAAACCTGAAGTCGAAGAACAAGAAGAAGAAGAGACTACTAGCGACTTACAGGAAGAGACAGAAGAAGACGAGGTCGAAGAAGATGAAGAGACAGACCCTGAAGAAACTGAAACTGATGATGAGGATGAAGACGATGATGTGGAAGACGAGAACCCTGTTCTTAGTGACGACGCTCAAGTTGAGATCCAGGTTAATGGTGAAACAGTTCAGGCATCTGTTAAAGATCTTAAGCGACTTTATGGTCAAGAAGCTGCTCTCACAAGAAAGTCTCAGGAAGTGGCAACTCAACGTAAAAACGCTGAAGAGGCTATTTCTAAGTCTAATGTCGTTCTCCAAAAGATGTTGGAGAAAGCTCAAGCAAAGTTTAAGCCCTATCAAGAAGTGGACATGTTGGTCGCAAGTAAGACAATGTCTACGGAGGATTTTGCTCAACTTCGCAAGGAGTATAAGGAAGTAGAAGACGAGTATAAGTTTCTAACTGAAGAAGCTAATGTATTTTATAAAGACTTACAAAACCAACAACAAACTCAACTACAAGCTGCAGCAAAAGAGTGTGTTAAGGTTTTACAAGAGGAGGTTCCAAACTGGAGCAACCAACTTTATAACGACATTCGTGGCTATGCCATATCTATCGGTCTACCTGAAAACGAAGTTAATCAATATGTCGATCCTAAAGTGATTCAACTTATTAATAAGGCTCGTTTGTATGACCAGGGAAAGAAGGTGGCTACAGTGAAAAAGAAGAATACTAAATCTACTAAAATCCTTAGATCAAAGAAGGCACCTGTTAATGACAAGTCTAGAAAGGCTACTCAACTAAGAGAGGCTACTCAGGCACTTGGTAATGCAGGTACAGACTTAGATGATATCTCCGAAGTAATCATGAAGCGTTGGGAAACCTCATAGTTAACCATCATTTAATGAAAGGAAATAAAGATGGCCGTATTTGGAAGTTATAACCAAGTTGGGATTGCTGAAGATGTCTCTGACATTATCACTAATATCACTCCAACTGATACACCCTTCACTACTCTTATCAAGAGTGAGAAGGTTCATAACCGTACTTATGAGTACATGGAAGACACCTTAGCAGCAGGTGCTGATAACAAAGCCGTTGAAGGTGCAGCCTTCTCAGCAGGTACTCAGTCACCTACAACCCTAAGAAGTGGTACAACTCAAATTCTTACTAAAGTGTTTGAGGTATCTGCAACAGCTGACGCTGTGAAGACTTACGGTAGAGCCAAGGAAACAAGTTACCAGTTAGGTAAAGTCCTTAAAGAAATTAAGAAGGACTTAGAATTTGCATACGTTGGCCAAGACAACGCTGCAGTAACAGGTAACTCTTCTACAGCTAGAGAAATGGCTTCTGCAACTCAGTTAATTACTAACTCAACTGATGCAGGTTCAAACTCTACTGATGCTTTGACTGAGGCTAAGTTCTTAGTAGCAGCTCAAGCAGCTTATGATGCAGGATCCGAGCCGAATATTCTAATGGTAAAACCTGCAGATTCGCTCATTGTTGCTGCGATGACAGGGGCTTCAGGAAGATACAGAAACTTCAACGACAATACTAAGACATTAGTAAACGTGGTTGACTTGTATGTGTCTCCATTCGGTGAGTACAAGATTGTGCTTAACAGACACCAGTTATCAACACATGCATTCTTAATTGACCCTGCAATGTGGAGATCAATTGTATTAAGACCTTTTAGTAGAACACTACTAGGAAAGACTTCAGACGGTGACACACACGCTGTTGTCGGTGAATACGGTCTTAAGCATATGAACTTTGGTGCAGACCATATGATCACAGGCTTGTCCTAACAACTAATTGTATGAGGGTAAATGTTTCATGCTCTCCTTAACTTTTGCCCTCATACATTCAACTTAAGGAGATACAATGAATTACGACAAAGATAGACAGGGTAATAACATAATCAACATCAACAGTGACTTTGTTACCCAGGCAGGTGAGACTGCCATGCATCACACTCAAGAAATACCTCAGTGGCATTTAGATAATTTAAAGCAGCAACGTGACGCCTCAGCTTCTCAAAAAGCAGGTGACATGATGAAGGTGGCATCCATACCTGTGGCTGTGATTGAGAAATGGATGAGGGAAGGCTTTGACGTTATGAGAGACAAAAACATAACGGCTAAGGATATTGTTAACAAACTTAAGAATGAGGATCTAACTGCATTCTTAACAACAGAAAAGAGTTTATAGATGTCGTTATATGAAAACATAAACAAGAGAAAGAAGGCAGGTACATCAAGGCCTAAGTCAAAATCAACTATATCAAACAAAGCCTACGCCAATATGAAGTCAGGGTTTACTAAACCTAAGAAGAAGAAAACAAAGAAGGGATAAGCTATGAACTATGGTGATCTAAAGACCCATTTTAACAACGTCCTTAACCGATCAGACATCACCACAGCTCTAACAACTACCTTCATAGACCAGGGTATAGCTCGTGTTCAACGACAGTTAAGAACACCCATGCAAGAGGCATTAACAACATACACACTTAATGAGCAAACTGAGTATATCACGCTGCCTAATGACTTCATTGAGATTGTAAGTCTGTATTACCTAAACACTGAGCTAACCAGGGTTCCTATGTCTAAGTTTAGGTCGTTAAACGCTAATAACTATTCAGGTAACCCAACAAACTTTACCAGGCAACAAGAGAAGCTATACCTGTTCCCACAGCCTAGCTCAGGCAGTGTCTACCTTTACTACTACAATGAGTTTGCACCTATGACTGCAGACAGTGACGAAAATAACCTGGCTAAGGTAGCCCCTGACCTATTGATTTACTCAGCTCTTACATATGCAGCTGACTACTACCTTGATACCAGGACAGAAGCCTTTGAGGCTAAGTTCAACCAGTTCCTACTTGAAGTCCAGGAACAGGCTAACGATGCAGAGACAAATGGTGGTGTTCAAAGGATACAACCAACATACACCTACTCAGACTTCCAAGACACATACTCAAGCAGCTCACAATCCTAGAGGTTAACACATGTCATCATCATCATTCTTTAAAAACTCAGGCACGTCTGTAACTATACAGAATACTATAGACACGCTTATAACTGATGCTGAGGCTGCTAAGACAGCAGCTGAGACTGCAGCAACGAATGCATCTACCTCAGCAGGGCTGTCATCTACTTATGCTAATAACTCAAGTACTTCAGCAAATAGTTCTGCAAGCTCCCTAAGTTCAGCACAGACAGCTCAAAGTGCTGCAGAGACAGCTGAGACCAACGCTGAGACAGCTCAGGCAGCAGCTGAGACAGCAGAGACTAATGCTGCATCTTCAGCCTCTACAGCCTCTACACAGGCGTCTAATGCATCTACAAGTGCCACTAACGCTGCATCCTCAGCATCTACAGCATCTACCAAGGCTTCTGAGGCCAGTACCTCAGCTACTAATGCAGCCACTAGTGAGACTAACGCTGCAACAAGTGCAACAAATGCATCTAGTTCAGCCTCAACAGCCTCAGGCCATGCATCTACAGCATCAACCCAGGCATCCAACGCCTCTACCTCAGCAACTAATGCTGCTACTAGTGAGACTAATGCAGCAACAAGTGCTACAACAGCATCAACCCAGGCATCTAATGCCAGTACTTCAGCAACTAATGCTGCTACTTCAGCATCAACAGCAAGCACCCAGGCTACCAATGCAGCTAACTCAGCAACAGCTGCAGCTACTTCAGCGACTAACGCTGCGACCTCAGCAACCTCAGCTGCAAGTTCAGCCTCTACAGCTCAAAGTCTTTCAGACAGCTTCAACAACATTTACTTAGGTGCATTAAGCTCTGCCCCTAGCCAAGACCCTGACGGTTCAGCCTTAGACTTAGGTGACTTATACTATGATACAACCCAGGGAGAACTCAAGGTATACAAAAGCAGTGGTTGGGCAGCTGCAGGTTCTACAGTTAACGGAACTTCAGCTAGGTTTCACTATGATATAACAACTACAACTGGAACAGTTTCAGGTTCCGATGCTAACGGTAACACCCTGGCTTATGATGCAGGGTATGTCGATGTATTTGTAAACGGTGTTCGTATGTCTACAGCAGACGTCACAACCACTTCAGGTAACTCTATTGTCTTTACAGAAGACTTGGTTAATGGAGATGACGTAGATATTGTAGCCTACGGAACTTTTGTAATCACACAGCTTAATGCAGACAACCTAGACAGTGGCACAGTTCCAAGTGCTAGGGTAAGTGGTGCATATACTGGGATTACTGGTACTGGCACATTAACAGGGCTTACTGTAGCAGGTAACCTCTCAGTAGATGGTGGCACAATCAAGCTAGATGGTAATTATCCAACTGGTTCTAATAACGTAGCTTTGGGTGATACTGCTTTAGACAGTTTGACAAGTGGTCAAAGAAATACTGCTATAGGTAATGCTTCAATGACTGCTACAACGAGTGGTAGTTACAATGTTGCTATTGGTCATAATTCAATGGACTCTAATACAACAGGAGCATCAAATGTTACTGTAGGAGATAATAGTTTTTCAAGTAATACTGAAGGCGATAATAACACAGTTATTGGGCAAGGAGCATTACGAGCTAACACAAGTGGTGACAATAATACCGCTTTAGGTATGGAATCACTTCGTTCCAACACCACAGCATCTGGTGTTACGGCTGTGGGACATCAGGCTTTATATAGCAACACTACTGGAAGTGGTCTGGTAGCGTTAGGTAAAAATGCTTTGTATGCCAACACAACAGGCACAAACAATGTGGCGTTGGGTCAAAACTCATTAGATGCAACCACAACTGGAGGGTCTAATGTAGCGGTTGGTCATGATGCACTCTCCTCTAACACCACAGCAAATAACAACACAGCAGTAGGATATCTTGCATTAACTGCAAACACTACAGGAGTGGATAACGTAGCTATTGGAGCTAATGCCTTAGATGCAAACACCACTGCTAATAATAATATTGCAATAGGTAAAAATTCATTAGGAGCAAATAACACTGGTTCGGAAAATATAGGTATAGGTACAAGTTCTTTATTAAATAATACAAGTGGAATTAACAATATATCAATTGGTGTTTCTGCTCTTTTAACTAATACCACTGGTCAAAACAATGTTGCTATTGGTAGAAGTGCTTTAAATGTAAACACTACAGCATCTAACAATACAGCGGTTGGTTATCAGGCATTACTTGCAAATACTACTGGTGCAAACAGCACATACGTTGGTTTTCAAACTGCATACAATAACACAACTGGCTCAAATAACACTGGGTTAGGACTTCAAGCCTTATATAGTAATACTACAGGTGCAAGCATCACGGCAGTTGGTGGAAATGCTTTAGAGAACAACACTACAGGCAACTATAATGTTGCAGTCGGTAGGCAAGCACTTAAAACAAACACCACAGCATCTAACAACACAGCAGTGGGATATCAGTCGCTTTATGCAAATACTACAGGTACTGCAAACGTAGCAGTTGGTGGCAATGCACTTGATGCGAACACTACAGGTGCTTTCAATATTGGAATTGGTCTTTCTGCTTTAAGTGCAAATACTACAGCCAACAGTAACGTAGCAGTTGGTCATGCTGCATTATCAGTTAATACTACAGGTGCAAATAATGTTGCTATTGGTTTTACTTCTTTACTTGCAAACACCACAGCATCAAACAACACAGCAGTGGGGTATCAAGCACTACTTGCAAACACTACAGGTACAGATAACGTAGCTGTGGGTAAAGATGCACTTGACAGCAATACCACAGGTGGTTCTAACGTAGGCATAGGTTCTGATGCACTACAAGCTAATTCAACAGGGGCTTATAATGTCGCTGTGGGTCAACAGGCTCTTTTAAGCAATACTACTGCAAGTCAAAATACAGCTGTAGGATATGAAGCAGGGCGAAGTGTTAATACCTCTGGGGATAATACATACATAGGTTGGCAAGCAGGAAGAGCAAGAACTGGTAGTGGCAATACTTGTGTTGGACAATATTCTGGTCGTGATGGCACTACAGGCACAGACAACACTTTTATTGGTCGCAATTCTGGTTATCAAATTACCACTGGTTCTAATAACACTATATTAGGTATGTACAACGGCAATCAAAATGGCTTAGACATAAGAACATCAAGCAATAACATTGTGTTATCAGATGGTGATGGTAATCCTAGACTACAAATTGATGGTTCAGGTACTTTAAATGTTCCGGGTGCAGGCGCACCAACTATGTTCGGTGTTTATAACAGCTCAACAGGAAGCGCAGCCAATGTCCACGTACTATCTAGTGGTGCTTTGATTCGCTCAACATCTTCGTTGCGGTATAAAAACACAGTCAACGATGCAACACACGGCCTATCAGAGTTACTAACACTTCGCCCTGTTACCTACAAAGGCAACAACGATGGCGATACTGTATTTGGCGGTCTGATTGCTGAAGAAGTACACGATGCTGGCCTGACAGAGTTTGTTCAATATGACGATGAAGGCAGACCAGACGCACTGGCATATGGCAATATGGTGTCGCTGTGCATCAAAGCTATCCAAGAACAGCAAGCAACAATCACAGCGCTTGAGGCTCGTATAGCCGCACTTGAGTCCAACTAACTAATAGGAGATTACAATGGACGAACTAACAGCAGAACAAATCGCACAGCACTATACTGCGATGGGTCACAGCGTTGACCTTATCAATGATATTATTGCTGGCACAGCAATGGCAGACGATGATGCCGCAGATAAGCAAGATTGCGTTGATAGGAACGTAGCACACTTAGAGATTATGGTGGCTAAGGACTATTGGACAGATGAAGATATGACAGCAGTTAATGCTGCAATCACAGCAGGACAAAGTTACACTGCTTAGGAGTAATACATGACAAGAGCAAAAGACATATCCAAGATAGTCACTGATGCAGACCTCAGTGGTACTCTTGATGTAGCAGGACTATTGACAACGAGTGACATTACTCTTAGCGACAACAGTCCAACCATAATATTTGACGATGCTAATGGTGTTGACCAAAACTTTACTTTTGCAGTCAACGGTGGCACAGCAAATATCCAGTCAAGAACTGATGCAGGTGTAAATACAACTAGATTTACAGTTTCTTCAAATGGAAATATTGATTTTAAAGGTGGAGACATCTCCTTCTACGAAGACACAGGCACAACAGCAAAGCTATTTTGGGATGCTAGTGAAGAGCGATTGGGGATTGGTACTAGTAGTCCTGCTTCATCTTTGCATATTCAATCAAGTACTCCAATACTAAGATTAACAGATTCAGATACAGCAGCATCACATGAACTTAGTGGTCAAAGTGGAGCAGGAAATTTAAATATTAAAGTGGATACTGGTGGTACTAGTGGTTCTCCAGTATTTAATATAAGTATGCAAGATAGTACTAAGGTTTCAGTTCTTAATAATGGCAACGTAGGCATAGGTACTACTAGTCCTACAGGAAAATTTCAAGTTGATGGAGGTCGTTCTTATTTTTCATCAAATTCAGATGCCTTTGCACTTTATTTAAGATATAATACTAGTACTGGTGGAGTTTTTGTTGGCTCACCTGCAACAGATACATTTACTGTGTCTAGGTCAGGTGGTCAAGAACATTTCCGTATTGATAGCTCAGGCAATGTTGGTATTGGGACTAGTAGTCCTTCAAGTTATTACTCAACTGAATTAGTTGTAGCCACTTCTGATAATGGTGGAATAACTTTAGCTAATAGCAATACAACTCATTCTTCTTATATTATGTTTGCTGATGGTACTAGTGGAAGCGATAGAATTAGAGGTCAGTTTGGTTATGACCATAATTTAAATTCTATGGCTTTTCATACTAATTTGTCAGAACGTATGCGTATTGATAGCTCAGGCAACTTGTTGGTGGGTAAGACTTCTTCAAGTTTAGCAACCAATGGTTCAGAACTACTGTCTAATGGCACAAGTTTTTTTACAAGAAGTCTTCCTTCAGGAGATGGAGCTGGAGTAGCTTACTTTCAAAGAAATACATCTGATGGTAACATTCTTATGCTTTATAACTCTTCCGCATCTAATGTGGGGAGTATTGGTACTACAAATGGCGATTTAACCATTGGAACTGGTGATACTGGATTAAGATTTCATGATGGTGATAATAGAATATATACAGTACATTCCACTACTGGTGCAAAGCTAGATGGAGCAATAGATTTAGGCGAACCTGCTGGTCGGTGGGAGGACATCTATGCCACAAATGGCACAATACAAACCTCTGACCGCAACGAAAAGCAAGACATAGAAGAACTAAGCGAAGCAGAGCAAAGAGTTGCTACAGCATGTAAAGGACTTTTAAGAAAATGGAAATGGAAGTCAGCAGTTGCAGAAAAAGGTGACAATGCAAGAACTCACTTTGGTATTATAGCACAAGACTTACAAGATGCTTTTACAGCAGAGGGTTTAGATGCAGGTGACTATGCAATGTTTATGTCTAATACTTGGTGGCAAAAAGAAATATCTGTAGATGCAGTAGAAGCTGATGAAGAGAATGGCATAGAAGCTAAAGATGCTTACACATATATAGATACCAAAGAAGAAGCAACTGAGGGTTACACAGAAAAGACTAGATTAGGTGTTAGGTATAGTGAATTACTAGCATTTATAATATCTGCAATTTAACTAACAGGAGTAAACAAATGGCAGTAACTTGGACAATAGGAACAATGGAAAGAGACTTAGTGCAGGGAGATAACACAGATATTGTGACTATCTTGCACTGGAGAGCATCTGATGAAGACGCAGATGGTAACACAGGGTCAGCTTATGGCACAGTCGGTGTAACACTTGTAGGTACACCAACACCATACGCAGATATCACAGAGACACAAGCTATTGGATGGGCTAAAGATGCACTTGGTGCAGACGAAGTGACATCAATAGAAGCAGGTATTGCTAGTCAGATAGATGCAATGGCTAACCCAACAACAGCAAGTGGAGTAACTTGGTAATGGCTGAACAATCAAACGTAATCACTATTGATGGTAAAGAGTACTCAACTGATGATATGAGTCAGGATCAGACTTACTGGATTAATCAGATCAAAGACTTACAAGCCAAAGGTGCTAACCTAAGATTCCAATTAGATCAGTTAACTGTAGCACAAAATGCTTTTACTAATTCATTGATACAATCTTTAAAAACTGAAGACAAAGAAGAGGTAGTTAATGGTTAAGGCAAGTGAAGTTAAGGCACAGATAGATACACATGAAGCTGTCTGTGCTGAAAGATGGAAAGAAACTATTCTACGCATCAAACGTATAGAGCATATAATGATTGGTACAGCAGGTACTATGATAGTTATGATGGTAGGTTTATTATTGAGGTGACGCTATGCTTGAAATGCTAGTGGTCGCTAATAGTGCTTTTGCAATTATCAAACAGACCATACAGAATGG